ATTACCTAGGCAGTTTGCCGACGCTCCGCTTATGTCCGTGATAACGTAATCCACCTGGAAGTCTGCTGAGCAAACCCACGTCTCACTGCTCACCGCAGGACCGTTCGAGGAAGTCACAACTACGCTTGAACCCGACTTGCATACCTCGTAAAACTGAATCCCGATCGCTTCTAAACCGTCTGGATACCCGCCGGGACAAAGCCCTGGGAAAATCCCTGAGTAGTCTGGAAAGCCCCTGCCATCTACAACTATGAATGGCGGTGGAGAAGCAGTGGCGTAAACGTCTTGAAGCCGGTAGATCGTGCAGTACTCAACTACCGGGCATACAAGCGTAAGCGTTGCCGAAAGTGACCCCGAACTGGTGATAACCGTAGCCGTTGGATTCGTACCCACCCCAACCTCAACCCTATTCACGGCTTGACCTGGAACCTGAGTAGACGCTACGCAGTAATAAGCAGAGTCGCCGGGGTTGAATTTTGGCGGCGCAATATGGGCTTCTGCCGTCCAAACTGCTGTGGGATTTGCCGGGTCTAGGTGCGCCTGGAAACTACCTCCTCCGTTTGCCCCGGCTGCAAGTAGCTGATTATCTATCCCCCAGTTAAACGGGCAACTCAGTGCCTTGGTGAGAGTAAGCGTCCGCGATCTTCCAGTGGCAAAAGTTACAGGGTAAGTAGGCATTTAAGCTTCGTATTGCTCAATCGGCGGACCTGCGCTTTTATTCTTTAGCTCAAAAAAGCCGCTGTGGTAATGCCTCGAACTCCCCCTTGTTTCAATCTCGTGGATGATTTCGGCAAGTGAAGTGCCGTGCGTGTGGCTTGACGCGCTGCTTATCCCGACCTCAGCGATAACTCGGCATGGCCTCCAAATCTCAAATTGAGTCGCGGCGTACTTAAAATCGACCTTCATAGATTTCACCCGCATTAATTTTACGTCGCCGCTTGTGAAATTAAGTTGCACCATCTGCCCACGATAAACGTCGGTGGAAAACTCAATCTCAAATTCACCCAGTGCCCGCCGTGGCGTGAGCTTGTTGTAAAGCTTCTGAATCACGTATTTGCAGGCGTCAAGCGTGGTCAAACTTGGGTCAATCCAAGAAAATCCTTTCTGAAAACCTAACCAGTTATCGGGTCTATCAGCAGGTGCGGGAGTAGGGTCAATCGAACCTGCATCGCCTTTATGAACTACGATCGGGCGTTGCGTTCTAAAATCGGTGCCGACTACGTATAAGTCGTTTGCTTCTGGCTCGACGCTTTGCTCATTGTAGTGCCGAAAAACGTTCTTAATAGTTGACCCTGCGGCGATAGCTAGCGCAACCGAATCATACAAAGTTACGACCGGCGACGTTGGCATTAGATCGGGGTCAATAAGTTGCAGCTGACCGGTGCCATCCACCCCGTGAAAAGCGTCCGCGCAAAAGGTCTTGTGAAGGCGGTCAAGCCATTGAGATCCTTTATCGCCCGCTTTTATTAGCATGTTCCACCCGTTTGAGGTCGGTGCGCCCGCTTCCGGCAAAGTGAACGCTGCAAAAGTGCTTGAAACGTTTGCGCTCAGGCTCATGAGCGAAGCCACCAGTTCGTAAGCCGATTTTAGATCCATCCCGTCAAGTGGGATGTCATCGTAAAATAAAAAATCATCGGCTTGCTGGTAAAAATCTTTGAGCTTAAATTCAACGTTTTGGTTTTGGTCTTCACCTGCTGGCGTGAACCCGTAGGCGTCTACCCATTTTGGGGTCATCGCGATCCCGCTCAAAAGGGTATATCCGTCGCCAACAAGGGTGATCGGTCTATGGCTAGTAGTTGAAACCGCCGAAACTCCCGCTGCTTCAAGCGCGGCAGGCTGCATCAAAATAACTTCGCCGGTTAGCCCTGAAATTGAGTCGGTAAAATTGACGCTCGCCGAGTGAACAAAACCCGAAACGTCGGTATTGACCGCCGGAGTTGAGCCTGTGACCGGGCTTGAATAGGCCCTAGCCCCGTAAACAAAAGGAGTTGTTGTACCGCCGGTTAAACTGACGTTGATCCTGACCCCATTTGCGTTCGTTGTAAACGCGCTTGTATAGGTGATCCCATCAGCAGCAAAACCGGTCGCGCTTGGCGCGGTCACGTCCTGGTAAATAGTTGTAGAAAGACTTCCTACTGGCTGGGTTCTAAAATAGCTAAGCTTGCCAATCAAAGTGCCTGGCGATTCGTATTGCAAAGCCGCGATTCTGATGTTGGCTTCAAACGGCGCGGGGATGTTAAACCAAAAAGGCTGGGCAAGCGTGATAATCGGGCTTGGCGTTTGCTCTGGTATGTCATCGAAAATGTGAGAAAAGCCGCCGCCTGTGCTACCGAGAACTAAAAGCTCCCTGCCCCTGCATGGAATTAGAAGAACCTGCACGTAAGCAGGCGGAGCTTGAGAACTTACCGATTTCGTGCCTTGCTTTTCGTAATTAGACGATTTCCCGCCAATACTTGCAGTTTCAAGCATGACGCCCGTCTTCCAAATCTCGCATTTTCCGTCTGCGTAAAATCTAAGGCTCACCCCAACTGACCCATCTCCGGTTGAGGACCAGCCACACTCAAAAACGCCTGCAGCGTTTGACGTAGATTGCTGGGCGAACCACTCCACGACCACCGGCTGATTTGCCGAAAGCGAACTGGTCAAAATGCCACCGACGCCACTTGTGTTGCCGCCTGACGGTTTATAGAGCATAAATGCACCGCCAGAATCAGCGTTGTTATCTAGCCAGTTGGAAGAATCTTGGAGGGTGAAATTTGACCTGGCGTATTTTGCGTAAATCCCGCCGGTTAGGAGTTGCCAGTTGGCTGTTTTTGCCGCTGGCATGAGCATTGCAGTACCGGTAATGCCCTCAATAAAAATGTTCGTGGAAGCCGCTTCGTCCCAGTCCAGCCCTGAGCAGAGCGTCGAACCTGACGCGCCTGTAATTCTGGTTTGAGCGGTATCAAATAAAAGCTGAAACGGAGCCGCCAAGTTAGATCAGCCTTTGGCGCATATAATGCCCGAGAATCTTATTAACCTCTTCTGCCACAAGCTGACCAAGCGCACTTGTAACCGCGTTTAGCCCGCCACCGCCGCCGTTAGTCCTGGAGCCATAAAAACTTTGCATTTCAACCGGCGTTACTCCGATTCTTCCCAGATCGCCTCCACCAAACGCGTATTTGCGAAAATCCTCGTGCATTTTGCGCGTATTTTTGGCAATCTCAGAAAGGTTATTAGAATTGGTCATCGCCTGCGGGTCGGTGGTGGTGTCCCCGACTGGATCAGGAGCACCAGCTGCCTTCGCATCCTTTGCTTTTTTGTCTTTTTTCGCCTGAATCTCAAGTTGCATTTTTTCGGTGTCGTAATAATTTTGAGCAATTTGTGACGCGATCCCGTACATGCTTGGATCATCTTCTGATCTAGCGTTCTTATCTTTCGAGCCAATTGGGTCTAGCCAGAAGTGTCTAACCCTTTCGAGCCAATCTCCAATTTCGTTTAGCGTGTCACCCCACTCCGTGGCAACGACCGAGAGCCAGACCAGAGTCTCTCCAATTTTAAGCAGTCCATCCTCAAGGTTGCCCTGACTCGGGTCGATATTGAATATATTAGCAATTATCGAGCCGAGGTCTTTCCAAACCCCCGCGTCGGTTAAGCTGTTGAAAGCATTTGTTAGATTTGTAAGAATTGGTGTGACTGAGTCTGATAACCCTGAGCCAATTCCGACCAACGATTCAACAACCGAGTCTTTTAGGTTTGAAAAGCCGACCGATAAACTCTTTTTGAGGTTGTCAACAATTGGGCCGCCCCGGTCTTCTGCTAACCTTTGAACCACGTCCAACGCGTCACTGATTGACCCTTCAAATTGACCTGACCCGCTAAATTTTGCCCCGTATTTGTTTTCTAGCTCATCCCTAGAAATTCCAAGTCGTCCGACGCCTCTTGGCCCCATTGCTAGTGCAAGTTGACCGCCCTTGATTCGCCTGATCAATTCGACCATAGTTTCAAGCTCGCCTGGATCGGTCTTGCCTGTCATTGCCGCGAGCCGTTCAGTTGTTGGAAGCCATTGATTCATGTTCATCCCCATTTGCGAAAGCTCCATTGTGGTCTGGGCTAAATCCTCCTTTTGGAAAATAGAAGTCTTGGCAAATTGGGTGACATAATCCATCATTTGCTGACCCTTGTCTTTCGACCCTAAAATAGCCTCAAAAGATAACTCGATCCGCTGATCGTTTGCGAACTTATCAAGCGAAATGGCAGCTAGCGCAACCCCCGCCGCCGCCGCCGCCGCCGCTATGCCTGTCAGCATCGCTACGAAAGGCCCACCGTTAGACGCTACCGTGCTTAACGATTCTCCAAGCTTAAAAGATGAAGCCGCTGTTGTATCGAGGGCGAGCGCGTCCGCAGAGGCAGCCGCTGCTTGAGCGGTTAAAGCGGCCGTTCCTGCCCCTAGTTGGGTGGTTAAATCTGCCGTCGCAGCGCCTGATGCTGTTGTTGCAGAAGCAAAATCAGCCGTTGCCGCGCTTGCTACAGCAGCTTTAGGCGTATAATCGTCCTTTAGAGAAAAGATCGTGATAAGTTCGTCAATTACATTTGGCATATTTTATTTCTTGAAACGAGTGTAAAAAGTAAATTGCGCACAACATGGCTTGAACCACCTCGTGCTTTGGTAAAATAGCTAAATTACCGCCACCAAGTTGAGGACCAATCAAGACTCGGAGGATCAAGTTTTTTATCCATTCTCCAGGCACTGTAAACAACGCCGTTTTCAAATTGAATCACGTAAGAACCGGATCGACATAAAGTATCTGAGCCAAACGAACCGCATGGATCGTCCCAGCTGAAATTGTAAGCCCAATTTTCGCAAAGCTTTTCAGGGTCTATATCGGTCGGAGTACCCAGCAATCGTCTTATCTGATCCTTGCTCATTCCCATGCGAATAATCGCTAAATTGACAGGGAACGGCAGTTTACGTGGATCAGTGACAGTCATATCGATTCCTGGCTGGTAGATCAACGTAGCCGCCTTTGCCGCCGGAACCGGCTTATTGTTAACAATTATCACAAGGGGCAGCGCGAGTGCGAAAATAACAGCAAGTGCTATTCCTATCATATGCCAAGGCGTAAGCGTGATATTTGGATTCTTCGGAGGCTTCTTATGAGGCGGAGGCGGAAGAAATGGAGGCGGCCTAAATGCTGGCGGGACATTCATGCCTAATTATAGCCAATTGCAACTTCACTTGGATTTCTTTACCTTCTCGTCAAACTCTTCGTTTTCGAGTACCCTCAGTGCTAAGAATTCGGCTAGGTAGCCTTCTTGTTCTTGCGTGAGTTCGTCCGGGTGTTTGCCGTAGACTTCCTTCGAAATGGAGAGAGCGGCACGTCTAACGGGGTCGGATTTAAGCCTTTTTTTTCGAGATCGACCTTTTGAAGCACCGTCATCTGAATGCCGGACGTAAATTCCCGATCAAGCAAAAGAAGGAGCCGGTCAGCCAGGCTCGGAATCCCGATAATATGCAACGCCTCAACGACCGTGATCTTGACTGGATCAGCTGACCAAAATGAGAGCGCAAACGCGCTTACAAGGTCAGCGTCAGGCAATCCCTTTACCGCTTTTTGCCATTCGGCGGGCATGGAATCAGGTTTAGTCGTGAGCAATAAAAACTCAAGCGTATCGGCGCGAAACTGTCTAAGTTCCTGGGAACTGCTTGGGAGTCGAAAATAAAGCTCTTTGCCTTCTATCAAGACAACGACTTTGCCCTTTTCCTTAAACGCTTTAGCCGCGTTTATTAGGTCGGTGACAATAGAGTTTTCAGGCTCATCACCTTCAACTCCTTTTAGGAACTCGATTTCGCTCAAGGAAGCGGCTCCTCTGGAACTAGCTGAACTGGCTCGGGTTCTGGTTCTGGCGCAGCCGGTGGAGCTGGAGCTGGGGCTGGTGGTGGCGGTTCATGCGGCAAAACGCATTTATTAGCCGGAAAGCCTTGAGAGTCGTAAACGTCCATTTTTTCGCCGAAATCCTGTGTTTCTTTAACCATTTGCAGTTGCCGCCATTTGTCCTTGCACCTCAAAAGTTGCCGTTTGGTTAGTTAATTGTCCGTCGCTAAATTTAATCCCAAGCTTTGTGATTGCGCAAACCTGAGAAGCGTTCATTGCATAAGAGTTCATATCTGTATCTGCCGTCACCGCCGCAAGCGCGGTGCCTGTCATCGCAAGTGCTAAAAGGCTCGAATCGGTTGGTCCGGTCGGTGTCCCTTGAAGCGCAAAAGTTACATTTTCCATTTGGAGCGCACCTTTTTTGACCGAATGCTTTGCTGATTTAATCAGCATCGGAGCCGAAAAAGCTATCCCTGCGTACGTAACCAAGATCGTACCTGCAAGCGTGGCCTGGGTGCCAGTAATCGCAAGATAGGTTAAAGCCGCCCCGGTTACAACCATGTGGTCGCTCGTAAAACTTACGTCGGTATCTAGCGTCACCGGAAACTTATAAGCCTGGGTCATCGCCGAGCGTTCGACCGCTTTATTTGTGATGTCGATGCTCCCCGACTTCACAACGCCTAAATAGCTCGCTCCGTCAAGGCTCCAAACGGTCACGTCAAGTGAAGTCGCTTTCGCCGCCAAAACCCCCGCAAGTTGCAGCTTGCAGTCAAAAGACTGCCCCTGCTTCACAACCTGGTTGTAAGCGTAGCGATCCGCAACGCCGCGAGCATCAACAAGCGTATTGTCTATATTTACAGTGATCTCTTCCAGATAGGCAAGAAGATTTGTTGTGCCCACTGCAAAAGCGAGCATGTTTAAGTTTGATCCGTAAGTTGGCATATTTTATTATTTATTCCTGAGTTATTGAAGTTTCCTGAAAGTGTCGATAAAGGCTTTATTTCGCGGTCGCCACCGCCTGCGAATTTCAGCCTGAAAGCCGCGCCCGACCATTTTGCGGGTGCCCGAATCTCCTAAAATGTATTTAGCGTAAGGAACCGGCGCGAAAAGCCCAAAGTTTTGCGATCCAACCCCGGCAGTTTTGCGCTTAACAAGCGCGTTGTGAAGCCTGCCCGAAATTTCCCCGATAGGCAAAAGCGGCATACTGCCTTTTCCGCCGCGCCGCCTACCGAACGTTGTAGATGCACTCGCTCCTGCGCCCCGCCCAAACGGGTGACCTTCTTGCCGTAGCATCGCAAGCCTCGCTTTCCCGCTTGGCTGCCCCGCTGTTAAGCTTTTCGAGTCCTCAAGACCTTCTGTGGCAAGCAGTTCGTGCCCGCTTCGCATCGTGAGTTTTTGAGCCTCAAACCGCTCGACCTGAGCCTTGTATAAATCAATCCCTTTTGTAAATTGCCTCATTTAGTGGTGATCGACCGAAACCAGGCACTCAAACGTGACCGTGAAATCGTAAATCCGTTCTTGCGGCGGGTCTGATTCGTGGCTTAAGACCGAGGTCACAAGGGGAAGCATCCCAAACCCGGCAAAAGTCGGTCCGTTCTGAAGCTGGGCAATCAGTAAACTCGCCTGATCCGCTTTTAGCCTTGAAAGTGGATATGTTTGATTACCCGGAAACGGGAACCGGCAATAAATCTCAAAACTATATTTTTGAGCCGGATTGACCATCGAAGCCCCAATTCCGTCGAAACTTATAGCCACTTCTTTCCAGGAGATGACCACCGCTGGCGGTACGACTAAAGTCCGAGGCATATCTTCCGAGATTGTCACACCTGAGCCAAACGCGGTCGTAACCGCCGCCTCAAGCGCGGTTAGAAGCTCTCCGACTACTAATGCGTTGCTCACGGGTTCATCAGCCTCACGACGTGAATGACCGCATGATCCGGCAAAAGCCCTGAATTGTAGATTTCTGGATCAGATTTCACAACGTAGGTGTTTCCGCCTGGCGTGATCGTCACTTCCGACTCAAGCGTGAATTTGGGCATATCTGCAATTTCGCAGTAGATGATCGCCGCCGACCTTGCTTGAGGCCCGTAGATTTCCCACGTTTCAGCCGGATTAAGCGGCTCGAAATAGCATTGGGCGGTCAGAGGTTCCGTTCCAAGCGCAGGGTTTCCAAGCACGTTTGCGCCGGTGCCGATTCCTTGGGTCACCGGCAAAATTGAAGCTGTGTGAGGTTTAATTGGAACCATTTTATAAATAGGAGCTTAGATCAGGAGTCGCCATGACCCCAAAAACCGAGCCAGTATCGACTGGGTCAGTAGGTAATGGCAAAGCAACATCCCGAATTGTTTTTGCAAGCGCGGCATAGCTTTGAAACCGATTTTGATAAATAATTTTTAGTCGCCCTTCCATCACCTGTTCAGCTTGCTGGGCGTAGTAAATCCCCAAACTTTCCGCTAGTTGTGCGCAGGCCTCATCGTAGGGGAAAATCGCAAGAATCGCGCTGATCGTCGCGTCTGCAAGGACGTAAGCCGGACCAGTATCCATAAGCCGGAGCCGAACCTGGTCAACTTGAGATAGGATGAGGGGATTGAAATTAAAACCAGAAGCCATAAGAAATTAAAACAAACGATGTGTCACGAACCACCCTCAGTTCTCTGAAGGAGATTAGGCTCAAATGTATAGCCTAAAATGGGTTCATGCCAAGACATGCCTATACTTTGGCACGATTATTGGCAAACCCATTAAAAGGGCAGTGGCAGGTCCGCCCTGACCTGCCATGACCTGCCCGTACTGGAAATTAGACGCCGCCGCCTTCCGTGTTTGGCTCCTCAATCACTGGGTCGGTTGAATTTGCCACGATAAGCTGCGCCATGTCCGCTCGTTTTGCATCATCAGGAACCGGAATTTCCTTGTGATCCATTATCGCGGTCAAAGTATCGGTCGAGAGTTTTGACAGACTGCCCTCGCCTTTTGGTATAAGGGTTTCGATCAAACCTTTTAACCGCTCAATTTCTGCTTTTTGGGAATCCGCCTCAGTTTGAAGTGAAGCAATCGCGGTGCCATGATTGGTTGACGGCTGACTGGTGGAGGGCATTTCGCCCTCTACCAGCTCAGTTGCCCCGAGCCGAACTAGCCGCTCGAAGTCCGTTCCTACAGGAAACTCTTCATGCCCACGGGTTTCCCCGGGTTGAAAAGACCCTACTTGCTGAATTATGTTGAATGTACTCATTAGCACCTAAACGGTACCACCGCCGAAGGGAAGTAGATCGCGGGAGCACCGGCAAAGCTCATTGTCGAGACTCCGCGAGCCGGATTCCGTTTCAGATCGAAATCAAAATAAAGGTTATCGAACTGACCTGGATTTGATTTGGTGCCTGAAACTAGATTATCCGCGTTCCGAGTTAAAAGAAACTCGCCAACCGGTTCGCCCGTTTCACGTGCTCCGACTAAAACGCCGTACCCCTGGGCAATGTAGAGTTGCACCGTGCCCGAATCGTCGATGTACGTTTTATCGTATTCAACAATTTGCGGCAAATCCGCCTCAAACATATATGTGTTCACGTTCGCAAGCGTAAATGGCTGTGCGCCAGCACCTACCGTGATCACCCTCTTTGCGCCCAAGTCGTTCGGATTCGTGTTCGCAAGAAGCGAGTTTACATCCGTCGAGTTTAGGTAGAGCTTAGCGTTTCTGCCAAATGAAACCGAGTGACCTCGGTGCCTTAATTTAGCGTTGCGCATGTCGAGCATCGGGGTTGCAGTTGCAACAGTCGCCCAAGCCGTCGCCGCATTGAACGGAGTCAGATTAAACGTATCTTGGTAGATGATCGACCCGTTTGGCCCTGGAACTTGGTAAATCCCATTTGTGACCAAATCCCAGCCGATTTTGCGAATCCGGCTGATAGCCCTAGTTAAAAGGTGCTCCATATCTTCTTGCTGGGCGACGTTTAGATCAATCGCTTGACCAAACTGCCCCGCTTGCCTGGCGTTTGTGAGCCAAGAACCATGCATTTCCTTTTGATCGCCGTAAAGCCCCGGCGTCACGGTAAATGTCGAAAGACCTTCGCGTTTAACTTTCCCGTATCCTTCGTCGGCGATCCTTGCGGTCAGAAGCCCCTTATAGTTGTCGCGCTGCTCCCAAATTACTAGAGCCGCGTTTACCGAGCGAGTCGGCATAATGTCCGTAAAAAGCGGATCGTCAAAAGTGAGGACCGGCATCTTGTCTTGCAGAATTTCAGTTAAAACTGCTGACGTTGCGAATTGATATTGTGGTGATATTGCCATAGTTTTTATTTAGTAGAGGTCTACTACCCCCGTCGAAGTGGTGCCCCAAACAAGCCCAAATCGCCCTGCTGTAAGGGCATTTGCATCAAGCCCTATAAGGTCAGCGCAGTTCAAAAAGCCCTTTACAATAATTGGAAGTGCTCTTTGCCCCGATGGCCCGTTTTGAGGACTTCCACCTGGCAACGTGCCAAATGTGATAAGCCCCGTCGCATCGGACGCGCCTGCAAAAGCGGCAACGCCCTTTGGTACCTGAGAACCGTCGCTATTTCCTGAGTTGTAAGCTGCTACCGCTCCGTTTTGAACGCCTACGGTTGTATGAACCGCTCCGATTGTGCCACCGGTTAGGTTTTGAACCAAGGTCACCAGGTTTTGAGGCTGGTTAGCCAATTTGCCCGCGAACGTGATTACAATCGGTGTGCCTGTGCCTGAGATTGGTCCACCGGTCACGGTCACGCCGCCAGTTCCAATAGCAGGAAGTGCGATGAGCGCGGCAAGAACCTGAGCTGCAGTTGCGCCAAATCCAAGATTCGCCGTCTGAGAAACCGCCCCGCCGCTCACGAAAACGATGTTAAACGTTCCTGCGGTGAGCGTTGCGGTTGCCGTAAGCGTTTGAACGTCGCTCGCATTTGCCGAGGTCACGATTCCAACGACCGTGCCCTGCGCTATGGTTTGGTTAGCTGCAAGTGGGAATGGCAACTCCTCCATCGGAGTTTTGAACCCGTTTGCTTGCTCAATTTGTGACTGCGTGTAATACGCATTTGCTACAGTTGGCATTATTTCACCTCCTTAAGTGCTTTTTGCCCCATTGGAGTCAACTTCATCAGCCGCTCCTTTTCGAGTTTGTGAGCGTCCGCGTCGTATCCGTCCGGATTTGCGCCCGCGATTTCCTGGGTGAACAATTTGTGGCTCACCGCGTTTTCGAACATGTCACGAACCGCTTTCACGTTTTCGCCCTCGAAGATTCCGCCCGATTCGTTAAACCTTACAGTGCCACCGCCGTCTAAAGTCGCCCCCATTTGAAACGTTTTTTCAATGTCTTTCCGCTGAGCGGGAACAGCTTTGCCAATTCTGATTACTGAATCGGCAAAGAGTTTTGCCGCGTTGTTAGCCGCCGCTAGCTTCAGCCGATCATTGTCCTTTTTGAACTCCGATAGCTGAGCGACGATGTTTTCATCAACTGAAAAGGTAGCTTTTTCGGCTACGTCAAGTGATTCGATTTCGCTCTCTGATAGTCCCACCTGGGCTTTGGCCTCGGGGGTATCAGCGCGAAAATATGCCAATAATTTTTGTTTGAGTGTCATAGATTTCCCTTTTGCCGCGCCTCCGGCGGCTTGTCTCGACCAGTCCGAAACCCCTTCCGAGGTGTCTTCTGGTTCTTTGCCGATGTTTCCGCAAGTTGCTCCCTGCGAAACTGTTAAGTCGTGAATTTTTTGGATGTCTTCCATATCGCCCGCCGAATGGCGCGAGCCTGCAAACCGCGCAAACGCCCCAACCAAAACCTGAGCGTCGGCGATCCTTGGCTCAAGGCAAAGCGCGTTGCCGACTATGGTTTTCTTTTGAGTGTCAAATTGCAGGCTCACTTTAAGCGGCTTGTCGTCGCCAATCTCATCGTTTAGCCAAAGCGGAATCTCAATATCGGCAAAGATTTCATCGTCAACCCGTTTCAGGGAGAGAAGTTTGCCGAGCTTGCCGTCTAAAATGGTCGGGATCCCAAAACTTGGCAAATGCTCCAAGTCGTTGTCTACCGGCGCAAACGCTTTGATCGCCGCGTCTGCCTCGTCCTCGCTAAACGAAAAGTCACGATCTGGATAGTCCCCGCACTCGAAAACCTTGCCTGAGCGAATCATTGAATCGCCCGACTTTGCAAAAGAGGCTAGAGCGAACGTGCTCATCTTCCCCTTGCTCTGCCACGCGATAGGGAGTTTCAGACCCTTTTTAGTCGCTATCTCAATGATCGTTGCTTTAACCGCTTTGGGGTTCTCGGCTTTGCCAATCAGTTTTGAAGCCGAGTCCACATCGTCTTGATCGACGATAGGAAACAGTCTGTTTTTGGGATCGCCAAAATCATCGTCTGATAAAGCGTCCCGTTCTTTTGTATCTAGTTTGCTCATGTTGTTTATTTATTTCAGGCATTAAAAAACCGCCCATGAGCGCGGGGGCTCAAAAGCGGTCTTAATTCTTTATTTTTCTAGTTAGTTTTTAGGCTTTTCTGGTTCGGGTGGGGAAGGCTCCTTCTGCTCTATTCCATGCTTTTCGGCAACTTCTTTCCAAGCCTCCGACATCGCCTTTTCATCAATTTCGTCAGGGCCAAACCCCATCATTCCACGTTCTGGTTTTTCGTCTTCTGGCATTATACTATTATACCCTTTTTGGTAAGATATTGCCTCCAAACTTCCATTGATCGGGACTTGTCGTCCAGGTCAAAAGTCAGCTTCATCTTGAACCCGTTCTTGCACCACCAATCTGCCCCTTTATCCCCATATTTGAGCATCAAATCGTTCATATCGGAAACGCCCGGTAAGCCGTCTTTGGCAAGTGCTTCGATAGTCGCATCTGGCAACTTCGCGTTGAATCCAAACCTTGCCCAGGTGTAATAACCGTTCCATTTTGGATCGTCATAATTCCCTACGCAAAGCCCGTCGATTCGCGATATTTTAGCCGCCTTCATCCGCTCGACCATTTTGGCAAAAACCCGCGTTGCCGTCCCTGGCTCTTCGTCTACAACCGCTATTAAATCTAAATGGGCGAGAATTTCATCTTCAACTTTCTTAAACGAAAGTTGCTCGGCTACCCCAGTCCCTTTCAAGTAGAATGGATCTAGAGTTCCTTTCACCGCGTCAACTGTGATCTCCCCGCCGCTTGATGCAACCGTTACAGTTGACCCAGGGATTGCCGCAGCCAAATCTCCAACTTGCTGAGCAGTCATTTCAGTCCCAAAAGTATCATCAATCGCTTTTCTGGTTCTTAAATCGCACGTTTCGGCGTAGTAGGCCACGCCAATAAAACTGCATTTAACCTTAACTTTTGGCGGGGCGTCCCCATAGAGCCTTTTGGAAAGCGCATCCTTTGCCCTCGAAGGGTCAATTTTAGCCGCGTCGTCGCAATCTATCGTGACCGAAGGCCCGTCATCGCCGTAGAGTTTCTCGGAAAGCGGGTCTTGTTTTGCGCCAGAAGACGATCCACTTGAAGGCAAACCGCCTTTAGAAAGCGGGCTTTGCGCCTCTTCCGATTCTTCTTCGGAACCTGCATTGTCCCTTGGAAAACCCTTAACCCCGTCGCTGCGCTCAAGTGTGCAGGTGCAGTTGCCAAGGCACTCCGTATCGCCATCTCCTGGATAGCCGATCAGCGTGTCTTTCGTATAGGGCGACAACGCGGCGATCTGCGGGCAGTCTTCGCAATGCTTTTCAAACCCTAAAACCCAGTCAAAAGTAACATCCGACTTAGAGCCGTCTACAAACCCTTTATTTGCCGTGCCCCGCATTTTGCGGGCGTAAAGATCGCTCCTTGCGTCAAGCGAACCTGCTCTGATATTTCCGCTGTCATCGACATATCTAGCGTCGCCGCTTTTGATCGCGGATGCAAACTCATTTAGATATTTGCTCTCTCCGTCCTTGATGCCCCGAGCCTCATGCAAAACGTCCTCAGCTTTGTAGCTAGTTTTTCCTGCTCGCTCTAGCCCAAGCTGGAGCGCGGTCGCGTGACCGTGAAGCAAAATCTTGTCGAACTCGTCTTGCCATTTTTCAAGCGATATTTGCTTTTTTTCTAGCTGCGAATTTAGAGAGTGAAGCCGCCCTTTGACGTCCTTCATCGACCGGTGCCATTCGCTGTCTGTGGGTGCCTCTCTTTTCGTTTTGAAACTTGCGAAACTTAGCCGCCTGATCGGCAGCATCCTCCTCAATATCAGCGTCGCCCGCCGATTCTGAATTGTCCGCCCGCTCAGGGAATCCTAAAATATCACGATCAATCCCATCAAGTTGGCTTGGATCGATATACTGCGAGGTCATAAGCGCGGCAATGCCGGTAGCGTTAGCCGCAAAATCAGGCATTGACGTTCTTTGCATCGATGCAATTGGCGTGTAGTTGTCGGCAAAGTCCTTGCCAAAATTCATCACCAGAAGCGGGTGAAAAAGCTTTGCCGTAAGCACCTCGCAAATGTTTCGCCGCACGTATTGCTTTAGTTCGTCAAGCAAATCCTGAGCGTTGTCGCTGTCGCTTTTCGAACTTCGTTTTGCCTCTAGGATAGACCGCGCCGTTAAAACCAGGGTCGTCACCATCTCCATGTCGCACTCGGCTTTTGCCCGCTCGAAAAATTGTACGTCGGCGTGAGGCGCATGAACAGTGACCAAAGTTCCAAACGGAAAAACGGCAAAGCCGCCGTTTCGAAGTTGGCTAAGCGACGTTGCAATCGCGTTTGCTAGCCTTACCGGCTGCCCCGTGATCTGGTCTTTGACCGGTGTCTGCTGATTTTCGTCGGGTGCAACCGCTGTAATCATTCCGCCTGCAAATTGAGTCGCGGTTTTGATTTCCTCTTGGTTTAGCGCGGTTTTTCTCAGCCAAGAATTGTAAGCCCGGCGATACCAACTTCTGCCCCTTGGATCCGCGTCAGAATCATCCAGCGTTAGAATCAAAAGCTTTTCAGGGGCAATCGCGTTTGGGATCAGCGAAACGTCATAAACGATCCCCGTCCTTAGAGCAATTGAGCCTCCTGGAACTTTAGCGATCACTCCACGAAAGTTGTTTTGCCCGTCTAAAACAAAGCTGTAATTGACATGCGGCTTTGGGCGAATCGACTTAACCCCGAAAAGACCTGAATAAATTCCGTCCTCAATATAGTCGTAGGTGATTTCGGCGATCTTGTGACCCTTGCGAATCGCTTCAAGCAAATTCCAAAGCGTTGATAAAATCGGGCGGTCGGTTCTGCCGAGCCGGTTTACAATGTGCCTTATAAAATCGCTTGCGTACTCACTCTTTTCATAGTCCGAAACCTGCTCAGGAGTCGCCCCTGTTTTTGGCGGTGATTTGACGTTCGGCGAAATCGACAATCCATCTGCAAGAACCAAAACCTTTAGAGCTGCCTCGGCGGCTCCAAGCACCGGTTCAGCCGCCATTTTATCGTAGATGTCAAGCCCGAACTGGCTTTCGGCATCATCAATTTCTTGAGGCAACGCTCGGTCGCCAATGAAAAACGGGTAGCTCTCGCTGGAAGCGATGTAAGAAACGATAGGAACCGAAACAACTTCCGCTTCAATCTTTTCGATCGGCGTTTCGGTGGTGATCGCGCTTTCGTCTATTTTTGCAACTGGTTGTTTTGCCATTTATATCAAATCTTTCAAATAATTGCTCGCCTCAGACGGCTCATAAATCGGTGTAAACGCGCCGGTTCGAGATGCGTTCAACTTGTTAAAACTATCTGCCAGCGCGTCCACCTGGTCATCGTTTGCGCCGCTTGGGAATTGTCTAAGCTCTTCAATAAAATCTTGATTCCAAAACGCTTTTACAATCCGAACTTTCCCACCGCTTACCATTGCTGAAAATGGAGACGCACGAAGTTCTTTTGAACCTGAAACCGGCCCCGTTCTAACCGCGAAGCCTTTAAGCAGTTTTATAAAGTTTTGCGCGTCCACCACGCCCGCTTGGCCAGGGTCTTGAGGCCCCCAAACCGGGCAAATCGCGCCGTCAAGTTGAGCCGTTCTTAAAATCACCTGGTCGCGCTCGAACGGGTTCCACCGCCCGCGAACAACATCAGCAACGTAGAAAAAGCCGTTGGTGTCTGGCCCTGCTAGTTTCACACCCGCTGTATAGTCGCCGCTTAAACTAGCCGCTTTATCCCAAGCTCGTTGAACTGGAAGCTCTTCGATAGGCAAACTCTCAACGATTTGCAATTTGCCAACCTCAAAAAATGAACCTTCTTTTGGCGTCGGGTTCTGCTGGTAAAGTGCTTCGAAACTTGCAAGCCCTTCGCGCCCTGCCATGACTTCTTTCACCCTTAAAATCGCTTCTTTTGGCCAGCGGTCGGGCCATAACGCTTCGCCCTCAGCCCTGCCTAGCGGATCGCCCCCAGTCGCTAACGCCGGTAACTTGAGAACCGTCCACCGAGAAGGCTCGCTCAAAATCGCGCGAGTCGAAATATCGTCGAAGTGCCAGCGGGTCATGATTAAAATGACCGCCGCTTTTGGCTCTAATCGTGTGTATAAATCGTCGGTAAACCAGTCCCAAAGCTTTTCGCGGTAGACGACCGAATTTGCGTCCTCGCGCTTTCGAATTGGATCGTCTATGATGATTCGGTCGAACCCGATACCGGTTGGAGGCGATCCAACTCCCCTAGTCATCAGTATCCCGCCTTGGCTCATCGCCCACTCTTTTGCGCTCTGCTTAGTTTCATCAAGCGCGAAGTTGTGCCGTACCGCGATGTTTCTAGTTTTGCGTCCAAACCGCTCTGCAAACCGCTCGTTGTATCCGGTGATTAAAACGTTCTTATCCGGGTTTTCCCGTAAAAATTTAAGCGGGTACCGAACCGTAACTGTCTCGCTTTTTCCGTGGCGCGGCGGCATGAAAATTGCCAGGCGGTCGATCTCACCCCGATCTACCCGGTCAAGATGCTCGCAAATTAGCTCGATGTGCCTCGCGTGGGCGTCCCAACCTGACGGAAGGGTGTTTTCAAGCCATTTCTGGTACGTGATCGGGCGCGGTCTTAAATCTGGGTTGCGACGCCTGTACTCGGCAATTAAGGCAAGCGGATCAAGTTTCAAGCTGAGCGGCAATCGCTAGGATTTCAGATTTCAGATCGTCATCGCTCAAATTATTGATGGTGATCGCCATTTGATGTTTAACGTCCGCGTCAAGTCCTAAAAGTTTAGCCCGCCGCTCCATTATTTTAAGCATGCGGTCAATCGAGAATAGATGGCCGGCGCAAACTCCCGGCCAAATAGCCTGATGAGCACGATCAAGTCCTGCAAGCTCCACATCTATGATACTGCCAGCCGCTTCTTGCCGCTCTTTTTTCCATTCCGTAGCTAACGCTCGCCAGTCTCTTGTGATCGTCGCTTGTGAAACCCCAAGTTGCGCCGCAATCTGGGTTGCCGACATTTTGCTATGCAGCCCTACCGCAACCTCGCGCCGCCTGTTAGCTATTTCCGCCTGTTTTGTTATGTTTTGTTGTTTCAAGCAGCGGTGAGGGCCGGGTCAACTTTGGTTGCTACGTACTCCAAAAATTCGGCGTACGAATCGACGGCTGCTTGCTGTTTAGCCTCAGCCGTCGCAAAATCCGCGCCAGTTTTCGCGCAAACCGCCTGCAAAGTAGACGACGGGATTGTTAGTAATCTCTCGACTGCCGGGACGCCAGCCGATTCGACCGTTTTCAAAAGTTCTTGCTCAACGATTGGGATAACTAGCTGGGTAAGTCCAGCTTGCCCGAGGATTGATTCTGCAAAAGATATTAAGCTCATATTGTTTTTTTTTGATCCGGGACATTGCCTCCCGGTGGGGCTTGGTAGTAAGAGTAAACGTTCATGGCTGCGGCTCCCACCGCGCCAATTCCCGCTACTAAGATGACGATTGACGAAATCTGAGACGGTTCTTTGGAATAAACCGCGATAGATGCTGAAAATGTTAAGCAAAATTGACCGAGAGCTAGCGTAAAAACCCGAGCGAACTGAGGCTGTTTCATTTGTAGCCAAACCTTCGCTCTCCTTCGATTCGTGCGGTTCGCTGACCCAATTCATCGAGCTTGCTCATAACTTCTCGGTGGTTGGCACTCACATCCATGCGCAACTGCCCAATGGTCGGATCATTATCGTGACTCTCTTGCTTTTTTGCGATAGCGGCCAACTTTTCAGTGATCATGTTCACCCTTGACCAGAGCACCATTAAAGACGCGGTTGCGCTCATTACTAAAGTGCCGATAGCGGTTCCCGAGATAATCCAACTGGTCAGGTCATTCACCAACACGCTCCCAAATCTCGAACGTCGTCAAGGTCTATGTTGAACCCAAACATATCGGTTTCCACGCCCTGCACGATCACCGCCTTGTCCACAAACTCGCTATAACCAGCCCACCCAGTTGATTGACTCAGCCACCCTGAATGAGCTAGCCCTGCGGCTATGAGACTCTTGCAAACGGGTCCACTGCCGTACACCGAAGCCAAATACCCTTTCTCTTTCATCTTGCCCTGAAATGCTCGGAAATAGCTATGAATGGCAGGCAAATCAGATTCCGAAGCCTCGTAATCGACACAAGCGAAAATAGGTTTTCCCCAAGCGAGATTGCCAGGATCGACCGCGTAAATCCATTCGATCGCAGCTTCGCCGTCCGAATAGCCCTGATTCTGTGTGAAATATCGCGGTCCGGTCGGAAAACCCGTTTCGAAGATTGTGAAGATTTTCAGCTCCGCTTTGTGAGCATCTTGAACGGCTGTCAGTGGCGAACGGTCTAACCTGGCATAAAGTCCAACCGCTTCAAATCCGGCTTGGGCAAAGTCGGAAAAGTGCCCGCTCGCATCCTCGGCTATATCAAATGCTTTTACTGTATTCATAATTTAATTCCTCCTAATCTTTGCAAAATCTTCTCGCCCGCTTCGAGTGCCTCTGCTTGCGTGTCATAGGGTTCCCTGCCGCAAGTCGTCATATACTCCTCATCCGCGCCCGGCTCATAAAAGAAATCAATGTACGGGAAATAGACCCGCTCGCTACTTCTGTTGTAATATTCGCCGGGAGCCGTGAGCCTCACATTATCTGCGGACCCCACTTTGTAAAGGATTTCAATTGCCACCGGTTCCTTATTAAGTTCTGCTTTCATAAAATCATTTTGGTCTAACTAAACAGACCCGCGTACTCTCGAATTAGCATTACAATATATCCCGATAATTGCTCGCGTCTGAGAAAACTCGGTTCACAACCCACATGAACGCAATCACGAATAGGCACCCAAGAACTATGTATCCTGTTGTGTTTCCCCTTCCATGAAGCACCTTTATGACTCTGAAATTACATTCTGTTGTTTTACTCATATTTTTGCCTCTCGGCCATTTCTATAGTGCATATTTGTTTTTCCTCTTATATAAAGACGTGTTCCCGGTCAAGTCGATTTTTGTATCAAATTTATACATTTCTACGCTCCTGGCGTCGGGTAGCCGGTTGCCGCTTGCGCCGACGTATTTGCAGTTGGAGCACCTGTCCACGCGGTGCCCGAATTGGCAAACCCTGCCTGCACGTTCACTGTCGATTTTTGAGGCAAGTAGGCAAGCGTCCAGTTTAGCAACTGAGTCGCGTTGTTATTATTGTTAGAATAGATCATATCGTTGATTCCGCTCGCATCTACGCCAGTTTCACAAAAGAGCGAAAACGCCTCAAGACCTGGAAGGCTTGAAAGGTGGGCGATGATCTGAGCGTTTAGCCAGCCCCGTGTTTGGTCGTTGCCGCGCTGGAAATAGTTGGCTACGTTTTGGGTCAACATGCAAATCTGAGGTTCACTCGCGCCCGTTTCGGTGATCGCAATCGTTTTTGTTGGGAACAATATCCGGCAAATTGTCTGCACATTTGCAACTCTCGAAATCCACTGATTGACCAGCCCTTGCAACCCAGACCTGCATTTGGAATAAGCGTCAACGCCGCCCGGCGTGGAGCCTTGGTCAGCAGTAAAACATTGTAGGTAGATATGAAAATTGAGGACGTCACACGCCTCAAACCATGGGTCTCTGCGAGCTGCTAAAGTAAGCAGCATGTCGGGCAAATCGTCCCTATCGCCGTCGATCCCGTAGTAGTCAAAGTTGTCCTGGTAGATGTTTCCGAAGATGGTGCTGGTCATCACCTTGATTTGCGGAAACTGAGTTTTCAGCGCGGGCAAGATCGCGTTAGACATGTCGTTAAAATGCTTATCGTGCCTCATAATGCCGGCTCCGTCAATAACCACGCCCTGAACGTTTGGACGGATATTGACCGTTTTACCGGTCGGCGAGCTTTGCGGTGAGGTCACCGGAATGGTTGCTCCCGCATAAGCTGAGGTCAAGGTGATAGACCCCGAACTATAGTTATTGAACGGCAAAATCACCGCTTCTGACGTGCCAGGACTTCCAATGCAGACCGCGTTTTGACCGGTGTTCCAGTTCGGATCATACCAATTAGCAAGTGAAACGGTTGTCGCACCGTTTATAATTGGCGAGGCAGACGCCAACTCGTTATATTGTCCTCCGATATTTGCGCCCGTTGGAGCAACGTTTGGAGTGATATTTACAAAACCAGGCTCATTCCACCACTCGATATAAATATGCTTAGCTGGATCAAGCCCGTAGCCCTCACAAACCGCTATACATTCAGCGATGTAGACCGAGTAACCCGCAAGCATTGCCGCGAAAACGCGGTCGGTTTGATAATTGGCAGCTGCAGAATCAAAAGGTCTGGAAAGAGTTGAAGAGCCGCCAGTGACATAGCTCGCATCTGATCTAAGCCCAATTGCCTCATATTCGGTTTCCAAATTCGGTCCGCCGTCAAGCTGCAAGATGATTGAATGACCTTTGACAAACAGGTAGTTCCAAAGCTTGACCCACGGTTCGGTTGGTCCGAATGTCATTGGCGTGTGCAGCGAGCAAATATACTCAGACCCGGGGTTGTAACGAACGCCTTGGTATCCTATCAGGTTATAGACTGCCGCTGTTGGAGTATCAGCCGCCGGGTCAATGTTTGCAACGTGCATTTTGAGTTACTGCTCCTTTTCTGGCTGTTTGCCTGACCGGAATCCCACAAGTCGTTCGCGAGACGCTCGGAAATCGTAGACTTTTTGCTCTCGCCTTTCAGCTTGCGCTGTCAATCTCTGCGACGCAGTGAATTTGATTGAAACTAGCCGCCTTAAAATCATCAGCTAGCCCAAAGGTAGGGCACCCACTTAGTCGGCTCTCCTCCACTTGGTTGAGCGGTAAAGTTCTGATCGGTATAAAACGCCGAGTAATTTGTTGGAGGAGCGTAGTTAAAGTCAACTGCGCTCATGCCCGGAATCTGAGCCTCAAAAGTCGCGCCCGAAATCGGGCCAGCAGTTGTCCCAGCATCATAAAAACCACCGTTACCCCAACCGAACGAATCGTTGCTTATTGGAGTGGCACCTACCCCGTATGATTCAATCGCGGGTAAATTTTCGTTTATAAAAGAACCGCAGTAACCGATTTCCTGAATGATTTGCAACCAGTAAAGCCCGGCAGTAGTGATCGAAACCGGCGTCGCAAACTGAAACATAGCTGCGTTGATATTGGACAATGGCGCATTCGATAATTGAGCCATTGCCGTTGCCCAAGTAGTCGGCGCCGACTGCCCTAAAATTGCAAGTGGCAGGCCAGTTGTAGAGCCTGTATATCGTTCGCCGTCCGAACCCATCAACGCACCTGCAAGTTTCATTAAGCCAAAATTTGCGGGAAGTATGTTTGGGGTATAGGACACCGTAGTTTTGTTCGAGATCGTAAAACCGCCGTAGACATTAAATCCGAATCCGATGTAAGTGCCCAGATCATTTGGACCGATATAGCGTTTGATGAAATGCCGATAGCAAGCCCGCGTGCCAGGAATCGCGGTTGATTGATTTGTATAGGCAATTATCGAAGTGTAGTTAAGCGCACCCGGGTGACCCCAAATAGTGGAATCTGGCCCAAGCACTTTAACGCCTGCCCGGTTTACTGACGCTGTTTGAACTGGAAAATTGTTTACGCTCACAAAATCACCTCTTGCGCTTTGTAACTAGCCGACGCTCCGCCAGCCGCCCGGACGTAAAGCGCGCTGCCGTACGGAAATGGAACCAGGAAAGTTTGCCCTGGCGAGAGCGAATACCAGGCAAAGATGTCGGTTGAAAGGTTCGTGACCTCCAAATTTGCCGCGCTTGAGGTAGGCACGAAAAACAAAACGCCATCTCTAGTTTCCTGCGCCGCCGAAAAAGTCACAAGCGACCATGTTGATCCGGTTACTGTTTGATTGTCCAAAACCGTCCCTAAAAACTGTCTGTCTAGTTCATCTGCCATTTTTGGTCACAAAGAAAGCGAGACTCCTACACCCCGTCAAAAGGGCGCAAAAATCTCGCTGACGAATGCCTAGACGGATGAAAGCCGAGGAACGTTTCAAAGTTTTTTATCAAATGCAAATTTTCTTGCAAGCCGAAGGTGCTCTCGGTTCAAGACCGTTTCGTAATTTTCACCCCATACGGCGCAAAAGGCGAGTGTTTCAGCGCAAGCAAATGCGGATAAATTGGGCTGAGTGCTCAGAATATCGCGCCGATCTACCGATTCCCAGGTTTTGGGCGGCTCCGCCTCCTGAGTTAGCCACTCACTTGTGCTTCCATCGGCGAACTTATACCTAACTGCGCTTTGGTAAGTAAGGTTGCGGACGTATATAAATTCCAAAAGTGAGAAGCATTTTACGGGCTTTCGCTTCAGCCAGGTATCTACGTCTATAAACTTATCAAGAATTCCAGGAAGCGAGCCTTTGACTAAGTTCCTGGCTCCCGACTGCCCGTCAAATGTTCGCGGAACCGCTGAATCATCGCCCGATAACTCCCGTTCTTGCCTGACCAAACCCCACGCTTGAAAATAAGTTAGGCACCGCTGCCCACTTTGCCCTGCCCACCAAGGATTCATTAATTACTAAAATACCAGGTTTGCCAAAAAGTTAGTACCAAAGTAAGCCAGTAAATTTACCAGGTTTGCGAGGATATTGAAAAAAGTCCCTGAAAGGTGAAACTATTACCTATCAACTGGCGTCTATATATATGTAGGTTGGAAGAAAAGAGAAAATCCCTACACGGAGAAAACAAAACTATGAGTCTTGCAATTTATGCCAAAGCTGTTGAGCTAACCCCGTCGCTCGCTCGCGAAGGGCTCCGGGTTTGGGTGCCAGTTACAACAGCACCAACTGACCCCCGGTACTTCCCCCGTACCTACGTAGAGTGTTTTAGGCTCGTTAGGGATGGTGATAGCTGGGCATTGGATTTTTACGCCAGCGCGTCCTGCAAATTGCCGGGCGATCCGTTTAACTGCGGAGCGCGAGTTGATATGCTGGCTATAAGCGACTATGAGCATATCAACGCACAGACTCGATTTGTCAGGGATGGCTTACCCCCCAAAGGTGGCTTAAGCCACAATGCGCGAGACAATAGCTTGGAGCCTGGGGTATCAGTTTTCCGCGCTGCTAAAATCAAATCCGGCTGGGTAATCGAGGGCAATGCAGGCGGGATGATACTCGGGCGGTCAAAACTGTATGAGGTGACAGGTGACCTTTTGCCGGGCACAGGATCAGACGGCGAGCCTCTGTTGGCTAACTGTAAGGTGGCGCGGGAGATCAAAAGCTTTTGGCGTTTCGCCAGATATTGACCATCTCGAATACTCAAGCTCTACAAAACGATTTTAAGGGAATTGCCAGGACTCGCGAAAACTGGCATGGAGAATAAACAAAATGAATATGAATAAAGAGGACGAAAACGAAAAAGAACTTGCCCTATATGATGAGTTAATCCGACTCTCGGATAGGATTGGCGACCGGGTCCAAACTACTCCAGGGTGTCCGTACCGAACTACTGGGTTCAGCCTTCGTTGCCAGCAAACCGGTAGGCGGTCTACCAAGATCGTTTTAGATGCTCCAATACCGTGGGGCAACGATACGGATACTTTCGTGCTCGCTCACGCTAGGACAGCGGAGGAGTTTGCTGAAACTATCGCGGCACTACATAGACTTCTCGACGCTCACTGGGACACCCTTCGGGGTGACATGGCTGACACTGAAGGTTACTGGACTGATCCAGAGGTCGGCACACCGATGAAGGTAGTAGACCCGGTAACCGGTAAAAGCTTAATTAACTCTAAACTCGAGTACTCAAGCTGAGAACGATTTTAAGGGAGTCGCCAGAACTCGTGAAAATTGGCATTGGGGAATAAATGAAGAAAATACAGATCAAAAACAAATTCGTCAAGAACACGGGTGCCCAGGGTGGGCACCCCCAAATTGCTTACGTCGCTAGTTTGCAGGGCTCGCCCCTGCTCGAAAAATGCTACCACGGCTCCGGGGAGGTGGTTGTCACACTGGATAAAACCTCGCTGGAAATCCTGGGGTTTGAATACCTTGAGAAATTCGATGAGCCGGGTCCGAACCGGATTGAACTCCCTATAAACGATGATGGCGAGGTTCTCTACGCTGAAATGCCGGACGGGTCGCCCGTGCCAAAAGAGGGGCAATACGGCGACCTGCTCAAGGTCAGGGCGATGGCGAGCTGCACGGAGCTGTGCATCACCCACGGCTCAGGACGCTCAACCTATTGAGGACGGATTGAGATTAACCGATCTTATTTCCGTCTCCGAAGGCGGACGGATCGCAGGAATGAATCGGCACTGGATCAGGGAACTTGCCCAAACCGGACGCGTTGACGGTCAGCAAATCGGCGCGTACTGGTTCGTCAGCCGAAAGTCGCTCCTTGCGTATCTCGAAACAGAGCGCAAACCAGGGCGAAAAGCGGTAAACAAAACAATTCCTTAAAGCCCAACACTAGGGCGATTACCCACGTCGCCCTTAACATTTTACAATTACCCGATCTAGTCCCCGGTTTTAAGAAAAAGGCTCCAAAACTGCCAAAAATGCCCAGCAGGGGAACTTTGCCGCGAGATTGCCGTTTATTGGGCTTCTGATCGCCTTCATGTCAACTTATGGGCAAATCGCATATGACCCCGTAGTTTTAAGGCAAAGAATTTGAAAGCGCGGTATTTGCCGGTCTCATCAAGACCCGGTGTTTTCTACTAACGCCAGCAAAGGAGTCGCTGATGCCTCGGCGAGAAGTGCCTTTCGCTCAGACTCGATTTGAACCTTCGTTTGCCAGTCGTAAACCGTTTGGGTCACAAGTTCGCCGGCCTCGTTTGCGCCGATTGCGATTTGGCTTTTGTGCTGGTTTGCGATTTGGTGGCAAAGCTGAACGAACTCATGGACGCTGGGAAATTCACTGAAACAGGTTCCGGCGGCGTCTCTGGCCAGGTCGCAAACCAGGATCGGGTAGCGGTTTTCAGTGAGCATTTCGCCGATGCGTTTTGTCCAAGCGACGACCTGAACTTTTTTGTCAAGGTCGCTCAAATTTCCGAAAGTTTTGAACCCCTCGCCCCGAAATTGGGCAAGCATCTGGGTTATGTAAATTTCTAGTTTTTTTTCCATTTTCAGCTTCGGATTGTTGTGTCAATCCCCATTTTTTCAAACTCGTTTGTTGCCCAAGCCCCGGCTTCCTGGTAGCTCTCGATCTCGCTTTTTTTGACCCCTCCGGAGCGTCTTTTTTCGAGTCTCCACCGCTCGCCAGCCTTGTCCATCCAGTTCGCCAGGGTCGCCAAATTCGCCAGCCGTCCGTTTTTGGATCGAAAGAACTCGACGCAGCCCTCAACCTGCTCCAAAATCACCGTGTCAGGTTCAAGTGCCGGAGGAATCCAGCCGCGCCAGGTAGCAATTTTCTTTTCCAACCTGAGCCGGTTAGGTTCGAAAAGGCGGTCAAAATCGGCTTTGAACCGGGGGACTTGGCAAATCGCCAGGTAGCAGTTTTTGGCAAGAGAGTCCTCAAACTCAGGTTCGAAAGGAAGCGGTCCAGGCTCAATCTCGGCTTTGGTCGGGCGAGGCGACTCAGAACTTTTCTCAGGAATTTTTTTTGGCGGCAACGGTTCCCCCCGGTCCCCTCTCCCTACTATTTCCTGTTTCCTATTTACTATTTCCTGTTTCCTATTTCCCATCATGAGAGTCTCATGAGGACCTCGTGAGGGTGTCGTGAGACTCTCATGAGGGTCTCGTGAATTTGGAGTCCAAACGGGGAAGGAATTTTCGTCGAATTCGGGCGGTTCGGGTAGATAACTTTTCGAGGGATGTTCAACCCGCTGATGCTTCAAAAAATTGACAATGAAAAGGTAATTATTTCCCTCAGCGCGGTATCGTAAAACCATCTGCTCGATTTCTAATTCCGTCAACCAATTATCGATTTCTACGGGTGTCACATCGTCGTCAAATGGGAAAAGTTCACCGATAATTTTTCTGGGCAAATAGCGGCCGCGGCCACGATCATCGACATACGTCAGAAGACCGAGGAAAAACAGGCGAGAGTCTCGTGAGAGTCTCATGACACTCTCATGAGAGAAGAAATCCGGTTTGATTGTCCTAATTCTGGGCATTAAAGTAAGTCCTCGATTCGTCCTTCCACGAATTTACTGGCAAGAATCTGCATCGCCAAAATGCAGCGGTCTTTACCTTCCTTTTGGAGGGTGAGCAAAACTACGTCATCGGAAGGAGCCTCGCTGAGCCCAGTTCTCTCCATAAAATCCGCTTGAATGGAATGAACAAGCTCAAGGTCTTCTTTTGCCTCGCGTGTTGCTCTTTCAATAGGCGTTTCATTCATCAATTTCCCGTCACTTTTCTTATCACTTTTATCATCATTTCTCTGCCCAAAATAAGACCGCCAGTAAACCGTCTACCTAGCCACTTTTTGCCATGCGCAGCGCAGCTTTTGCTAGCCGTCTTTCCCGTTTTGCTAGAGCCGCCTCGATCTCGTCTAAATCTATCCACCGCTCGCGCGATTTCCACTTGCTTCCCTTGCCGCCTTCTTGCTCCCACCCAATCAGGAGTGCCTTTCTCCCCGACCTGAGCCATGTATTTAAGTACTGCAACCGAGAAGTCGGATCGGATTTAGATACGGGTGTCCCTGAGATCATCTTTGTAAGGTGAGCACCCATGCCGCTCACCGCGCAGTACTGGACTCCAATTGTCTCCAAACCCTTGTACGCCTCCATGTCGAAAATGCCAAATAGGTCCGAACGGCTTGTCTGGGACTGCCCGCAAACAAAAAAGAATTTCCAGGTCGCAACCTCGTATGCAACGTAGCCACGTGAGCATAAAAGCTCCTTGGTTTTAGCCCTGAACACTCCCTCATTTTTGTGGGAGATGCTCCTAGATTTACGCTCCGGGGGCGGCTTTTTCTCAGCGGGCGTCAACTGGTAGGAATCATCGCCAAACGGATCGTCTTCGAGGTCGTTCAACTTAATCCCGAGACCATCTTTTTGCCAGCGTCCTCAAAAAGTCTCATTTGAGAATCCGTATAAACCTTGATAAGTGGCTTGATCTCGCCATTCCAGTCGCCGTGCCTTTGGATTATTACCTGGAACTCCTCAACGTCGTGCCCGATAAGCCGGGGAGTCATCTCCCCGTCGTCAGACTCGCTGCAACTGCAATGGCATAGTTCGTGGTCTAAAAGTGCCAACTGCTGTTTTTCGGTCGCACCTTTCCACCATTCATTTTCAACCTTGATTGCAAAGCCGCCGCATAACTCAGCCCAGTGGACATTTAGAGCCGCCAGGTCGCTTGAAGCGTCTTTAACCCAGGCCCTTTCCGTTTCGGTTAAAATAGACGCGGTTCCAAGAACGCGTTTGCCGCCTTTTTTGCGCTTCTTGCCAATAAAGAAAAACGCCACGCAAAAGCAGGCTAGGTGCGCGTGGTGATTTTCGATAATTGGCAAGGCAATGTCTGCAATTTCTGCAAACTCGATAGTAATTGGTTTATTCATTGTTCTTCATCTCCGCGCCGAGTTTCAGGCGTGGGGGAAATCGGTTTTTGCTGCCAGCGATCCAATACAAAATCAATCGCCTGGCTCACAGTCGTGATTGCGGATGGGGCAATCTGGGAGTAGTTGTTTCTGACCCATTCTGCCCATGCATGAGCGCGGGCGATCTTATCAGTCCAGATGGGCACGGCTTTTATATGGGCTGGCTTATTTGGCGTCATGAGTTGCGCTTGCCTCTCGGTTTCCGCAGTCAGCAAGTAGTCTTGCGGCGCGAACTCGATTGATAATCGCGTAAACCGTTTGAGGGGAAACGCCCGAAGCAGCCGAGAGATCTAGAACTCGTGTGCCTTCTGAGAAAAGCATCTCGATATGTTGTTCTTCGTCTGGCGAAAACACTCTTTTTCGAAACGGCTCCCGCCTTTTAGGAATTTTTTGTATCATAGCATGAAAATTATACGGTATTTATACTGTACTTGTCAACAGTCTTATAAAACCAAGTATAAATATCATTCTTTTTTCTAGGTGCGTGGAAGTATCTTTACTTGCAGTGCCTTTTAATGCAATAGGGAAAAGAATAAAATTCGCTCGAGAATCTCTCGATTGGAAGATGGCGGCGGCCGAATTAGCGGAGAAATTGGGGGTGTCCCCGCAAGTGCTTTCCTCATGGGAAACTAGCAGACACAACCCAAAGCGCGATATGCTTGCCAAACTATCGGAAGTGCTCAAGGTGTCTGAAGGTTGGCTAAGGACCGGTACAGGAGAAGGCCCGCAACCCGAAATTACGACCGTAGATGACTCAAAGCTCCTGGAAGGATTCACAACCACCGTCGCGCTTCCGCGCTGGATTGGCGTTCTCGCAGCCGGGAGCTTTGATGACGAAGCAACGTTAGAGCGAAGCGGTCACGAAGAGGTTCCCGGCGCGTTCCTGGTTGGCGGGATCAGGAACATAAACATGCACGAAGTTGTCCGGGTTGCTGGAAACTCGATGTCGCCAAGGATTGAATCGGGCGAAGGCGTGGTGATCTATTTAGACCCCACTCCAAGGCGCAACACCATTGTTTTAGCGCAAGATCCAGAAGGCAAAACTGTACTTAAGGTGCTTCGCCAAAACTCGGACGGAACGATGTTTCTAAACTCCATCAACCCAAACGGCGCAAGCTTTGAAAACCTTACAGGCTGGGTTTATTTCGGTCATGCGGTAACGATCCTTGGAGATGACGACCGCGAAGGGGCAAACATTGAATGGCGCGGAGGCAGTCCCCTCAAAGCATGAAACAATCCGATTTTCAGCTATGGTTTCACACCTTAGCTCCCTATGGGCTGGCTTTCTTTCTCGCCCGCGAATCTAAGCAATCCTTATGGCTGGTTGCGGTAGCCTTTGGTTACTCGCTAGTAATGTGCCGTTTTGCAACTGTGTCGGAACTTGCACTCCTAGTTAGATCGTCCGATGATATAAAGGCAAAGTTAAAACCTCGCCAAGGCAAGTTTACGTGATGAATCTTTTGATCCCCATTTTAATAGCCATTCCTGCAACCTACGTCGCTTCAAGTAGGGGGCGTGTTGCAAAAGATGTTCAAAAGGATTTGGTTAAGATAGCAGATTTTATGTTCGAAGCAGCTCGCCAAAAGAGTAAACAGGGTGATTTAGAACTTCTAAAGCTTTACAATTTAATTCTCGAGTTAGCCCTTTTGACGCCTGGCATCGCGGGCGGCGTAGTGGTACAAGACAAAAACCAATCAATAAATGAAGAAGACAGACAGGCCTTTGAAAATTATTTAGAACGGAACGCGTGGCTCCTCGGCTACCTCTTCACCGTGACGTTCCTACTTAAAAGGCTCGAGTTTCACGCCAAACCGCTATCACTGAAACGAATGAGGGCATCGGCCATTGCCAATCTTGCACTGATTTTCTTTAGCGACGAGCAAAAAGTTATAAAAATTGTCTGGAACCCCGCAAGAACTGAACAAAGAGTCGAGACGATGGCCTCTTACGCAGCGAACTTAAGCGTAGCCTAGTTCAAAACGATCTACCAATAAAGCTCGGTGACCCTCTCAGTCGGCACGAACTTTCCATTCAGATCAAAAACCACGTTGCACCTCTCGCAATAGCTCAACTGCCTCCACCGGTCAAACCTAGCCGCATTTATCGGAACTTGCCGCTGTTCTTCTGTTAGATACTTTAGCCAGAGATAACTATTAAAAACAATTCCTGAAAAAAAGATAATCGCAACGGCTTTCCCAAAGACGTTTCCGGTAAACAAGATCATAAAACAAGGACTAACGCAAAAGAGAACAACGAGGACAATGATCGCGGCGTTCGACCTAAGTCCCTCCCTGTAAAAGTTCAATTGAAGTGCGGTGCCCGACTTTAAGGTCATTAACCCAGACCTCCTTGGCTGAGTTTCCTGCATTACAACGGCCTGCACGTTCTTAAAAAAAGGATTCCCGCACGACGGGCAAGTTGCTTGAACTCTTGCTTGGGGTGGTGCGATTGGTATCAGCTGAGTAATTTGCGGCGGCGGCACCATGCGGGCAGCAGGAAGACTTGCCCAGTTGCAGTATGGACAAACCTTTAGAGCTTTGGGGATAGCTTTGCCGCAAGTTTTGCAGTTCATCCCTTAGCATTTCACCCGATTCTTACGCAAAATATGACCTGGTAAATATACTAGGTTTTCACTTTTTTCACACCTTTTTTGAACCTGGGTGCTGGAAATGTCAACTTGTAACTACTCAGGTACTTGACAAACTCATGATAAATACCGTATAATATATATATCCTTTTGGAAAGGATGAAAAACAAACAATGGAGAACACCGAAACTTACTCTAAGAGTTCAAAAAGTCCAAAACAAACTTCGTCAACTAAAGCTGAGCAAGACCTGAAACGGATCGCCGCCAAAAAGGCCGCACTAGAATCCGCAAAAGCCTTCAACGACTATAAGATCGGCAACCTCATTGGCAGAATCCTTTCTGGAGACCTATGAATATCAAACTTAACAAAATCGTCATGCGCAACTTCAAAGGCGTAAAGAGCCTCACCGTAGACGCCGATTGCGACGTCAAGCAAATCTACGGGGATAATGCAACTGGCAAAACCAGCGTCTTTGACGCCTGGACGTGGCTCCGTACGGGCAAAGATTCGATCAGCAGTCCGAACTTCAGCCCCAAAGTCTATGAAACCACCGGTGAGCAAGCTCACCACCTCGAACACGAAGTCACCGCAGAGCTTGTAATTGACGGCAAAACCGTCACCCTCACCCGCAGGCTCATCGAAAAATATGAGGCACCAAAGGGCTCGATGGTCAAAAAGTTCAGCGGACACACGACTGAGTATGAAATCAACGGAGTGCCCCAAAACGAGACCGAGTTCGCAAAATACCTCGATAGCATCTGCGACGGCAAAACCCTGGCACTATTGAGCGATCCGAACTACTTTTCAACGCAACTCACCTGGCAAGAAAGAAGGAGGATTCTCGTTTCAGCATCTGGCGACGTCACCGATGCGGACGTAATCGCCAGTGATGAAAAATTGGAAGGCGTTGCCGCGCTCCTAGAAGGCCGCAAGCCCGAGGAAGTCCTCGCCATTGAAACGGCTAGGAAAAAGAAAATCAAAGAGCAAGTGGAAGGGATCCCTCAACGGATCGACGAAGTCAGCCGATTGCTCGCTAGTGACGCGCCCGAAGCTCCGAACGTTGAGCCACTCAAAAAGAGGCTCCAAGAATTGCAAGAGAGAAAAGCCTCACTGAGCGTCGAAGGCGAAATCGCGGAATTGAATCTCCAAATCCGCAAACTCGAAGCCAAGCAAATCGAGGCGAAAAATGAAGCAACCGCTGGTGTTAACAAAGGGCGAGACGTTGCGCTAAGGGCATCGAGAGCCCTCGAAGCTGACCGCGCCACTGTCGCAAATCAGCGCTATCAACTCGATAGCGAACTCAAGATTGATAGAGAGGCAAGGCAAAAACTCGACAGTGCCATCGCCGAGAAACGGGCCGCTTTAGCCGCTGAAAAGCTGGCAGTTTACAACCCTCCAACCGTCGTCGATACGTGCCCCGCTTGCGGTCAATCGCTACCGTCTGATGAGGTCGAAGCCGCCAAAACAAAGGCCCGTGAAGCCTGGAATCTTGCCCACGCAACCAAGCTAGAGATCATCAGCTCCGAAGGCAAAGAAATGGTCGCCCTGGCTGAAAAGCTGGCCGCCAAGATCGAACGCAAAGAGGCAACTTTTGCCAGCCTTGGCACCGATATTCAAAAGCTTGATCTTGAGATTCGCAAAGCGTCGGACGCTCTTGCTGACTTAGTCGGAATCAGCCAAGCGGAAAATCCAAAGCTCACCGCCGAAATCGCGGGGCTAAGAGCCAAAATCGAAGGACTAAAAGAAGGGAATCAAGACGCCTTCTTTCAAGTGGATTCTGATATCCAGGAAGTCCAGTCTCAGATCAACAAGGCCGAGAAGGAGCTTGCCGAAATCGAAAATCGCAAAACCTTTGAGGCTCGCCTAGTCGAACTCGAAGCCGATCATCAACGGCTCATGATTGCGCTCGAAGTCGCGGAAAAAAATCTCTTCCTGCTAGACCTTTTTTCAAGAGCGAAATCGAAACTGCTCACCGAAAAGATCAACTCAAAATTCATCACCGCACGCTGGAAGCTTTTTGAGGATTACATCGCTGGAGGCTCAAAAGAATGCTGCGAGGTCACCGTAAACGGCGTGCCTTACAACTCTTTAAATCACGGCTCGCGCATCAATGTTGGCCTCGAAATCATCAACGTGCTGAGCGAATTCTACGGCGTCTCTGCGCCTATTTTCATCGATAACGCCGAAAGCGTGACCAAGATCACGCCCACAACCGGACAGCAAATCCAACTCATCGTTGATGCACTTTCAACCAAGTTATGCGAATTCAAATTGTTGCCAATGCAACCGTCGGTAACCGCAATTTGGGGCGAAGATGCAGAAAAATACCGGCTCCTGAAAAACAGTGCCGGTCGATACTACGGTCGAATCGCTCCCTGCACTGAAACGGACGCAGAGCGAGACGCAATCGAAGTCTTCCTCTCCTCATCCGAAGCAGACATGCTCGAAGTACTCAGCCAAGGACACAAAAAATAATGAACACTCTCACCAAACAAACTGAAACATCAACCCCCGTCAAAGAGGCTCCAAAAACGCCCCTCCAAATCGCATCGAACCAGATCGCTGCCTACATGCAAAAAGGCACGATCAATCTGCCGGAAGACTACTCGCCCGGCAACGCCTTAAAGGAGGCGTGGATAACCATTCAGAGCGTTGAAAATCTGGACAAAAAACCCGCGCTCTCCGTTTGCACGCAAGACTCGGTCGTGCTCGCCATGCTCGATATGGTCATCCAAGGGTTAAACCCGCAGAAAAAACAGTGCTACTTCATCGTTTACGGTTCTAAGCTCATTTGCCAGCGGTCGTATTTTGGCGATATGGCCCTCGCGCTCAGGATCAAGCCCGGCACTGAGTTCTATTACAATGTGGTTCGCGAAGGGGAAGAATTCGTCCAGGAATTTGTAAACGGCGTGAACATCGTCGCCTCTCACAAACGCGGGCTCGCCAGTGGCAAAAAGATTCTCGGAGCTTACTTCGGCGCAAGGCTGAATGGCGTCGATCTCGGTTGCGACGTGATGGACATCGAGCGGATCAAGAAGTCTTGGGGAATGTCCAAAACTTACAAGCCAGACGGAAATTCACCTCACAACAAATTCGAGGACGAAATGGCGATCCGCACCGTTTGCCGTCACTATCTCAAGCCGATCATCAATAGCTCAAACGACGCTATGCTGATCGAATCGGTGAGACGTCAAGAGATTGACGCAATCGAAGGCGACGCCAGCGAGATCGCTGCTCTAAGTGCCAATGCTGCGCCGCTCGAATTGCCCCAAAAGCAAGAGCAAGCCGAACCAACCCAAGGCGTGGATCAGGAAACCGGCGAGGTCACCGCCGCAGGAGGGCTTGAATTTTGATCAACGGCACTTACCGAACAATGGGCGAAGTCATGGACGCACAACAACTAACCCTCACGTTGGAGGTGGACGGCCAGATTCCTAAAAAAAATAGATGGCCCGATTGTCTCAACGAATGCCTCGTGGAAGCCCCTTCATTGGAAGCATTTGCCGCCATGAGAAAACACGACCGGTACGCGACCCGCGACGCCGAATACCGGCAGTCAATCCTTGAAAGCCACCGTGATCAACTGAAAGACCATGGCATTGCCTGGATGTCACACTATGACAGCTCGACGGGCTCCGCTATCTCCTGGAGGCCCGATAAGTGATCGTCTTCAAACCCATTGCATCCGGTTCATCCGGGTGCGCCTACGCGGTAGGGGAAAAGTTCTCCAATCCCCTGCTCCTCGATTGCGGGATCAGCCTGAGCCGTATCCAGAGCGGCATCGGGTTTGGTCTCGCAACCCTGGCCGGCTGCCTCCTAACCCACGCCCACGGAGACCACAGCTATGCGGCGAAAGACATCCTAGCCAGAGGGGTCAAAACCTGCGCAAGCTTCGAAACCATCGACCAACTCGGCATCAAAAGTCCGTTCTGGCGTCCAGTCGAAGCGGGCAAATGCTACCAGTTGCAAAGCTGGAAAATTACGCCGTTCAATGCGGTTCACGATTCACCCGGAACGCTGGGGTTTGTAATCGACTCCGCCGAGGGCTCAAGGCTCCTGTATCTCACAGATAGCGGTTATTCAAGCCACACGTTTAACGGACTTACCCACATCGCCATCGAGTGCAATCACAGCGAGGAAATTTTGCGGCGAAACACAATGAGCGGAAACATCAATATGAGCCGGTTCTCGCGAACCACAACAGGGCATATGAGCCTAGAGCGGCTCACTGCCATGCTCAAAGCAAACGACCTTTCGCAGGTGCGCGAGATACACCTATTGCACCTGTCCGACGCGAATTCAGATGAGGCGAAATTCAAAGAGACGATCCAGCGCGTGACCGGCAAGCCGGTCTATGTTGCGCAAAAAAATGAGGTGACGAAATGATCAAAAATGAGATTAACTTAGAAGATACGCATTTTGGAAAAGGTGCGCACGAATCCCGAACACCTGGAGGCTGGTGCTTTATGGAGGCAGTTGCCTATGTCGCAGGTGAGCCCTGGTCGGATAGACCTGAATGCGTTTGCCCAACAATTGGGACGTTTCTGCGTCGATGGAACGATGACCTCAGGGATGATAACGCTCGTGACATTCTAAAACCGTACCTGTACAGAGTGATTGGTTCGAACAAGGGCAAGGAGATTGCCGAGAAGCGGGTGTGGATGTGCCTGGATTGGCTGATCCGTGTAAGTATCCCTGCATGGCTAGAGCTAGCGGACCTGAATGAGGAGGCAAATCACCTAAAAACTGCAGAGCCTATTACAAATGCTGCATCTCTAAAAAAAGTGCAACCATCCCTAGTCTTTGACGCCTGGGATGCCGCTAGGGCTGCCGCTAGGGATGCCGCTAGGGATGCCGCTAGGGCTGCCGCTAGGGCTGCCGCTTGGGATGCCGCTTGGGATGCCGCTAGGGCTGCCGCTAGGGCTGCCGCTAGGGCTGCCGTTATGGCTGCCGCTAGGGCTGCCGCTTGGGATGCCGCTAGGGCTGCCGCTTGGATGGGCAAAGATCTGGAGCCAACTGTTCGAATGTTGCAGAAATCAGCCCTTGATCTGCTGGATAGAATGCTGGAGGTGACGAAATGACCGAAATTGAAGCGATTCTTCGGGACGATTCCGAGACTAGCGAAATGCTGAAAATCAGGGTACGGGAATCGCACCGCGCCATGGAGCTTTTGCTAGAGCGCAACAATGAACTGACAGACCAAATGGTGCGGCTCAAACGTGCGTTAGGGCTATGGGTGCTTGTGATGAGCCTGTCTTGCGGTGCGCTCGGCTATGCCTGGCGCATGAGCCAGGAACCTGGCCCTCATTTCTCAATTGACGGTCAGATGCCGCAGGAGGCTAAATGAAGGGAATAGACGGCATGTTTAGCTCAAGTACTGCGGAATGGGCAACCCCGATTGAGTTCTTCAACACAATCAACCGGGAGTTTGCCTTCGATCTGGATGTATGCGCTACCAAAGAAAATGCCAAGTGTTCGATGTTTTACTCTGAATCCGATAACGGCTTAATGCAAGAGTGGAAAGGGGTCTGTTGGTGCAATCCACCTTACGGAAGATCAATTGGAACTTGGATCAAAAAAGCGTGGGAATCATCTCTATCTGGTGCAACAGTCGTTTGTTTAATACCAGCCCGCACGGATACTAATTGGTGGCATGACTGTGTCGCGAAAGCAAGTGAAGTTAGGTTTATCAAAGGCAGGCTGTATTTTAACGACGGTAAAGGGAGAGCGCCTTTTCCCTCTTGCCTCGTGATTTTCAAGCCGCAGATGACGGAGGCTAAATGACGGAAGTTGAAATGAACAATAAAAGGAAAGAAGAGTTCCTGCATTCCAAAAAGCTATCAAGACTTCTAGAAATGGCTCTGGAAGACCTGAAGAAGGTTGAAAAAGACCCGCGCTACCGGGTCAGCATGTGGTGTTGGCACGAAACACTGGGCGACCAGTGTTTGGTTTGCCTAGCGGGTGCATGTTTAGCGGAAACGTTCAAATTCCGAATTAGCGTAAACGTCCCGGCGCTTCGGGCGGTGAATAACGAGGCTGCCGCTTGTCGGTTACTCGCAATTGATTGTTTGAGGTCTGGAGACGTCGAATCGGCTGCTGACCGGATGGGCATTGGAACAAAACTTAAGAACCGCCAAATGCCTACGTACGATGAACCTACTTGGTGGGATGCAATGTACAAGTTGGTCAGTGACCTAAAGGAGGCTGGAGAATGAACGCTGCAAGATTATTGGAATTAGCGGATTACATCGTCAGCCCTAAGCGGGCGTTTAAGTGGGATTTCGGCTACTACAAGGAAGACACAGCGTGCGGGACTGTCGCTTGTGCCCTGGGTCATGCACCCGCTTTATGGCCGGACTTCTGGGGCTGGACGACGGATACTCCTGAATTGCAACCAGCACTCCGCGATCACATTGGGTTACTGCATGGCCGCCATGGGTTCTTAGACCCGATTGAGTGTGCTGCAGAGTTTTTTGATATCACGGAAGATGAGGCACGAGACCTTTTCATGCCAAGTAGCCGCCCAGGTCGCCTGCCCGACGATGCCACAGCCCAGGAAGTGGCTGACAGTATTAGGAGATTTGTTAAGCAAAAAGAGGTGACGGAATGAGCGAGGACTTGGGACTTATATGAGCGACTCGATTGTAACGTGGCACAAGGTGACTGGCAAGCTTGCTTGGAGAGCTTACGAAAGCGGCGTTTGCCGTGCTAAGTTCGAGCAAGACCCAAGAGGCCATACTCGCGCCTGGGTTGATTCTGGGAACGGCTGGCAAGAAATCAGAGACTTGAGCTTCAACACCGTTGGAGTCAAGCAGTGGGAACGATTCTGTGAATACGCCATCGACATGTTAGACGGGGTGAACTGCGAAAGCAGGTGACGGAATGAAGTTCAAATTAGCTGACGGAACGATTGTCAAGGTGACTATCGACAGGTGCTATCAGGGCGATTATTGGGTGTGCGAAGAGCTGACTGACTTCATCCTCACGTTTGCGCAGCGCAACGCAACGCTAGAAGCGTGGCACCAACACCCAAACGGTGGCGGCTGGGTTGAAAACACTGCCAGTGTAGAGCCTACCGCGTTCGTGGGGGAAGACGCCCAGGTCTACGGCAATGCATGGGTCTACGACAATGCCCAGGTCTGCGACAATGCACGGGTCTACGGTGGAGAATTACCTTGAACGATCCTAAATTCCAAATCGCGCCACGAGCGTTAAATGCTGCTCAGTCGAGGGCTTATATCGGGGCAACCGCTTACCGCTGGAAGCAGATGATCGCGTCCGGAGTAATCGCGCCGTTGCCGCTCACAGGCTCATTTTCAGTCGCAGATTTAGACAATCTGATAGAATCATTACGAAAGGAACAAACGAATGGCAACACAGAGAAAGGACGGGCGATTTATGGCGTCCTGCCGCCAGAACGGCAAGAAAATTTACGGGTACGGATTGACGATCGAAGAGGCAAGCGCGGCTCTAAAACGAAGGCTGGCACCCACCCTCTCGATAGATAATTCGACTTTCCACGAGTTTGCAACCCAGATTTGGTATAAGGAAATCGAGACGCTTGAGCCTAAGTCAATTGACAGGTACACCGGTCTTTACCGCAATTATATCAGGGACACATTCGCCAAGGTCCCCCTTGGACAGATCACATCACTTACGGTGAGGGAATGGATGCGAGGTCTTGAATCTCGCGGATCCACCGGCCAGACAATAAGAAGCGCGACGAGCCTCCTTGGTTCGATTTGCAACCTTGCTTTAAGTTACGACCTCATGCTTAAAAACCCTTGCGCGATGATAAAGCTCCCTAAAAAGTCGCCCAAGCGGGAACGTCAGATTCCGATTGACAAAGCCGAACACATTCTCAAATCCCTGATCGGAAGTGACCTAGCCGCTCCCGTGTTCTTTTGCCTCTTCTTGGGATTGAGGCGAGGCGAGATTCTTGGACTGCGCTGGCACGACCTTGACCGAATCCACGGCACTCTCAGTATCTCACGGCAACGCCAATTCACCCGTGGAGGAGGTGCGAACGACAAGAGCCTCAAGACGGAAAGCTCTAAGCGGGTTCTGAGGTTGAGCCGTGGATTCGTCACGAGAATTGACGAACTTGGCAATCTCGACTCTGAATTCATTTGCACTTTTGATGGTCGCCCGTGGGTGCCTAACAACGTGGGTCGCCAGTGGCGATATGTCCGAGGCAATTTTGATCTTGAGGACTGGACGTTCCATGACCTGCGCCACGGGGCTGCCGGCTTGCTTTATGCGGCGGGCGCGGACATGCTAGAAATTAGCGCAATTTTAGGTCACGCAAAACCAGACATGAGCCTTCTCTACACCTCTATCGACCAGGGCAAAACGGCGTCCGCACTTGCAAAACTTAGTAGCGCATTGGACAATTGA